GTAAGATCGAAGGCAATCGTGTTGTTGTTCGCACTGATACTGGTGAACACATGAGTCGTGGACTTGGTGACAAGTACAAGATCATTACACACAGTGATGTAGTTAACAGCATCATGGACTCAATTGATGAAGCAGCTAATACTCTTGGTACTAGCTACGAAGAAAAGTTTCATCTTGTTGATGGTGGTCGCAAGCTACGAGGTGAGGTAAACTTTCCTGATCTTAAGATAGAACCGCAGCTTGATGACATCATTACATTTCGTATTCAGTTCTATAATTCATATGATGCTAGTTGGGCATTCCAACAACAAGCTGAAGGCTTGCGTCTTTGGTGTATGAATGGCTGCACTACACCACATACTGTAGCTAAGACTTGGGCAAAGCATACTACTAATGTATCTGTTCAATCATCGGCAGCTAAGATTCAAGCAGGTCTTGAGGCATTCAAAGACTCAGATAATTTGTTTAAGTCATACATTAATTACAAGATCAGTAATGATGATGCTGAAAGATTTATGAATGATGCTTTATGTAAAACAAAACAGCGTAGCAATCTAGCTTATCCACACTTTAACAAAAGCAGACGCGAAGATTTGCTTTGTATATGGGATAAGAATAGATCGTATGTTGGCGATAATCAGTGGGCATTGTATAACACATTGACTGAGTGGGCTACACATACGGATCACTTGGGTAGTCCAGAGAATGCTCGTCGTTTACGTGAGAATGAGATTGCAAAGGCAATGAGTTCAGACAGGTGGTATGACCTATGATTACAGTACAAGTTAAAAACATTGAGTCACTATTACAGTGGCTCAAGACTTGCCCACATGATTACGCAATATCATCAATGCAAGGTGGGTTTGTGCATGTAAAGTTTTTTATTTCAATGGAGGAAACTGTAGATTATGGACGAGAAAAAGCATTTAAAGATTGAGTGGTTAGCTAAAGAAGTATGCCCTTTGTTGGGTTGGCCTAGCCGTATCGAAGATATTGCTGACAAGCTAGAGGAATCTGGCTTGTTAACTAATCGTAAGACATTCATTGCAACAGCAACAAAGAACTGGGAAAAGTTTAATGGTGTTGTGATTGATGATGATTTTATTCCTGAGTATGGAGGTTTGTATGAAGATGGGTGATGATCGAGTTGCTATTTGGTATGTTAATCAACAGCTAGAAGACATAGCTAAAGAGCGTGGCAATCCTAGCCGCATGTATCGCAAGCTATTACAGTTTCAATTGCAGCTAGTAAAGATTGTTGAAGGCAATGCAGCGCATCGTAATATGGAGGAGTCTCAAAATGACATTCGAGAATGTTGATATGGAACTGGAAAAACATTTAAGTAAAGTGTTTGATAAAGTTATCTTTTCTAAAACACATTGGAAACATGCAAGTGATGTGTGTCATGAGTGTAGAGGTGAAGGCAAGGTTGAGCTAAGTGTATTCAAACCTCATGGTTTTAATCGTGATGTTGGGTATGAAGAATCTATTAAAGTTCCATGCGAAACTTGCGATGGTGAAGGGAGGATTGTTATTGAAATAGATTTCTAACCCTTGACTAACATGCTGCACATATGCATATCGTGTGGCATGTTAGTAAGTTATCTTGATCAGATCCTTGAGAAGCATCGTCATGTTGACATGCCATTGCATAAAGTTTTTACATTGGCAGGGATACCAACGTCTACCTATTATAGAACAACATCAGGTAAGACTGAGCTATCTTTAGATACAGCAAAGAAAGTTTACCGAGTGTTAGATAGGCTATCACAAACATGGTGTACTGCTTTGGAAAATCCTAAGAAAAAAAATGCAAACCTTCCAAAACTATCAGAAGCCAACAATAGTAACTGAAGCATACGTTGATTTTGTTGACCAGTTGGTAACAAGGCGGCACGAATTAGGGTTGACGCAAGAAAGATTAGCTATGAACATAGGTTGTACTATTTCTTTAATTCATAAATGGGAACAATACAAACGTGTGCCTTCTGGTTTTATGTTGACGTGTTGGTTAGATGCTCTTGCCCTCAAGATCGAAGTCCGTCCGCTCAACTTTGAATAGCGGAACAGCTAAGTGTGATAGCTGTGAAATAATAACAGAATACTTTGTAGCTATCTTACATAGTGAGAAGCCTGCATTGTACCATTACATATGTTTAGATTGTTATGAGAAAGATATATGGCAAACAGAAATAAGCAAAAAGGCAGCTACCATGAACGATGGTTTGTTCAGTGGCTCACAAAAATCGGAATCAAAGCCAAGCGTGTCCCTCTCTCAGGATCGCTCGGAGGGGAATGGTCAGGCGACATCCACCTCACCTTGGTGGGACAAGATCTAGTAGGTGAGGTCAAGTATAGGGATAGATCTAGTTTTCCTAATGCTTTCAAAGTGTTAGAAGGTAGAGATATAGCTTTCTATAAAAGAAAAACTGGCAATCCAAAAACTTGTGTGATAATGTCAGGAGATCAGTTTGAGGCACTGATAAAAAAGATACCCCCAACGAAGGGGGCATCTGATGAGGTAGTGTAAATTATATTTCTAATAAGGAGAAGAAATATATTAAATCATTTATATCATGAGTGTATGAAAACGCAAGTTGGAAGTTCAACTGCGAAGTCTGTGTATTGTGCGCTTGCAACATATGTAGACTCAGAAGGTCAATGCTTTCCCAGTATTCAAACGCTATCATCTGATACTGAGTTGCACAGAGCAACAGTTATCAGAGCAATTAATTATTTAGTGCAGCATGGTTTCGTTGAACGCATGAGCAATCATCGTGCAGCCTCAACGCGATACCAATTAACCATATGGAAGGATGAATTAATGAGTGATGATAGTCGCACAGTGCGACACGAAGTTATTAGTAATATTATTAATATCGAAACATATATATCTTATAGTCGCAGAGAGCGACTACCCTATGAGATACAAGAGTTCTTAGAATTCTGGCAAGTCTATCCAAGACGCAAAGCTAAAGGCCAATCAAGACAAGCGTTCGTTCGTGCATGTGAAAAAGAAAAAGCGTCTACAATTATTGAAGCAGCTAAACTCTTTGCAGAAAGCGTTAGGCATGTAGAGAAACAATACATTCCGTATGCATCTACATGGCTCAATGGTGAGCGTTGGGAAGATGATCTTGATGAGATAGAAACTAACTCAGACAAGCTAAACAGTATTCTAAATATGGATGTAGCTGCGGAGCTAGATAATGTTATCAACATTAGAAAGATAGGTAAGCAATGAACTATGACAAACGTATGCAAGTTGTTGGGAAGTGGCTACAAGAATTACTAAAAAGATACACGCCACCAACAACTACAGATCACGAAACATTACGCAAAGAAGTAATGCTACATGTTGAAGATATAAATAAAAACATTCCATCTCAGATAGAACCAAACGAGATGGAACATATTTTAAATGAGGTCGATGGACAGGTTCGCGCCAATCATGGTGCGCGAACATGGCCAACGAGCAAGACCTTTATTGTATCTACTAAAGCAGCAGTAAAAATATATCTAGATAATACTAGAGACATAAGGATTACATCAGACCCTAAGTCATGGGATGAAATACTAGAAGATAGAATCAAGAAAGGAGATGGCATACCAGATTATTATTTAAAAGATACTTTATCCAGAGAACGATTATTAGATCGTGGTAATATTACAGTAAAAGATTTGGAAAAGTATTTGCAATAGCTGCATGTATGCAGTATAGTAAACTATACAAGATGAGGTAAAGTATGGAACGCAAAGGATTTATTGGCGGCAGTGATGCAGTCACAATTATGAGTGGTCAGTGGTACAACCTGTGGGAAATTAAAACAGGTCGTAAAGAACCAGATGATCTATCAGATAACTTAGCTGTACAGTTGGGCATACTAAGTGAGAGTTTAAATTTACAGTGGTTTGAAAAAGAACATGACTGTGTTCTTGCATCACATCAGTTTGAATACAAAGAACAGTACCCAGATATTAACTTAACTTTAAAAGGTACAGTTGATGCGCATTGGGACAATGGTTTAGAAGCTCCAATTGTAGAAGCTAAACATACAAATGCATTTACAAACATGGACAAGGTATTGGCATACTACATGCCACAACTACAGTTCTATATGTTTATGGCTAAAGAAAGAAGTTGTTATCTTTCTGTTATCTTTGGCAACAGTAAATACGAATCATGTTGCGTGTCATTTGACAAAGCATATTGGCATCGAATGTTTGACTGTATCAAAGAGTTTAATAGTTATGTGCAGAAAGATGAAGAACCTATTGGCTTTGGTGAACCAATTGCTACTGAGATAAATCATATTCCAGTAGATCAAATGGTAGTTCGCAATGCATCTACAGATAATATGTTTGTAGATAGAGCAGCTACCTACATTAAGTATCAACAACATTCTGTTCAGTTTGAAAGTGCTAAGAAAGATCTTAAGAGAATGATTGATGATAATGAGCGTGAGGTATACTGCGACCAGTTACAATTAAAGCGTAGCAAGAATGGTTCAGTTAGAATTAATATAAGGAATCAAGTATGAGTAACATGAACATATGGGAACAAGTATCTAAATCAGATCCTGCGTTTCTAAAGAAGGTTAGTATTGGTCGAGGTTTTACAGCTATTGACGCGCACTCTCAAGTGCAGAAAGCTACTGAAATATTTGGTGCAGTAGGTGAAGGGTGGGGTTATCATGTTGATACAATCATTCACAACCTATCGCCAAATGATACAGTTATTATAGCTAATGTAACTGTATGGCATGGGCAGCCAAGTAATGTGTTTGGTCCTGTGTCTGGGTGTAAGTCTCTTATGCGCAACGGCAAGGTTGACGAAGACGCACCTAAGAAAGCTATGACAGATGGGCTAACCAAAGCGTTGTCTCATCTTGGTTTCAATGCAGATGTTTTTCTTGGTAAGTTTGATGGTAACAAATATACATCAGACGATAAGAGTAAAACAAATAATAAAAGTAGTTACTAATCATGATGGTAAAGGAGGTAAAAAAATTATGGAAAGGTTCGTTCGTTTCCGTAAGAGATTATGAAGTAAAGAAGGCTATCAAAATGGGTGGCCTTCTTATTCACCATGCAGGTAAAAGAATGTATATATACCCTGATGATCTTAAAGAAATGAAATCACATCCGTATGTATTCAAATCAAAAACTGGCGGTAAAGATTACCGATTAGTTGATATTAAATTCGAGCCAGTAACAGCTGATCCTCGGCAAGCAAGTTTATTATAAGGAAATAAATATGACAGAATATGACAATACAAACTCAGCATCAGGGTTTGATCCATTCGAGCAGCAAGAGTTTTTGTTGCAAGGCAAAATGAATTTAGAAGGTAACGAAAGAAACTTTGTTATTGTTAAGAATGTAACCAAAGGTGGCAAGACAGTTCTTGAAGTGTATCAAAAACTTGGAGTGATGTTTCAAAATGATGGTGCGGAAAATGCACCAGATTGGAAAGGTCCGATTGATGATTACGCTTCTAACAAAGACATGGTTTTATCTGGTTGGAAACGTGAAGCTAAAGACTCAGGTAAAAAATTCTTATCTATAAAGATAACTGAAAAGATGGGTGGCAAGAGTGAAGCCCCTTTCTAACGAAACGTGGTATAGCTTGAGGGGTAGACAAGAACAAGAGCGCATAGATCTTGTTCGTGATCTAGCCAAATCAGGCTACACGCAAACAGAAGCAGCAGATATTCTTAAAGTGCAAAGAACAACTCTGCATGAGTTTATTAAAAGAAAAGATATTTCATGGCCCAACAAACAGAAAAGACATTACAATGAGTAAATTATTTTTTACATTACTTATTATTAATTACGTTGTTGAGGGTCAGGATGTATCTACTAGCGTTATCTTTCCAAGCGAAAAAGAATGTTACGATGCTATGGGTGATGGCGTGTTAGATGATTTGTATGATGTGCTTGCTGATACATATGGTAAAGAAATTATGATGCATTGTAGCAAGACACCATTCATGTCTGGTATAAGAGAACCCTCTGTAAGACCAGAGCCTCGACCTACCTCATGAGTTCGAAGTGAGGTCCATCATAGAAGGGTCGCTTTCCTTGTTTACGTCTCAAGTCAACGTAATCAAGGGAAGCATTTTCCATCTTGCCGCCCCAATCTCTAATGTTTAACCATCTGATTTGTTCATTAACCTGCCAAGCACCGCCCCATGTTATATCTACAGCATGTTGATCGGCTGCTGCTTTCATAGCATCAGCTATGTTATCGTAAAGCGTTTCTTCCCATGATGCTCGAGAACCAACATAAGCCATGAGGTCAACAGCATGGGAGAATCCATCTGCCTGCCTTCGATGAAAGCTGTTCATAGTTTTGCTTGCGCCTTTAGCTACAAGTTCCTTCTGTTCTTCTTCAGTTCTTAAGCCACAGACACAGCCAAAGTCTACGTCAGTTAAAGTTATAGCTGTTGTTACAACCTTAACTAAATCAGGATGAACACCTCTTAGTTTACTCATTGATCGTTCTGATAATTTAAATGCCATGATTAACCTTTCTTAAAGAACTTAGTCGCAGAGCGCACAGCAAAGCTACTGGCTACGATAACACCTAAAGTATACTGATACCACTCAGGCATCTGTTCCAGTGCCTTGAAGCCCTCTGAGACGACTGTACGACCCCATTCACCAGTGAACACTAAAATTAATGGGATTGAGAATAATAAAACTAACCACTCGTCCTTCCAAGAATTCTGAGAACCTTGTGCCATAATCCTTTCCCAGTCTTGGACTGAGGTTTCTTTGGAGACGAGGATCTTGGCTTTGGCTTCTGCTTCTGTGAGCTTAAGCTTTGCGTTTGCTTGTTGGGCTTGCGTTTTGGCATTTAACCAACCTCCTGCTAGTTCAGCAATCGGACCTATTAGTGTCTGGAACATGGTGTCCACCTCTATCTGTCTTTGCTTCTTTACCTAACCATAAAGCAAACGATGCAGAAAGCATAGCAGTAACTAAAGATACAAATGCTGATTGTTGTGTAGTCGGATCTTCAAGTGTCATAAACCAAAGACATACCTTCCAAGTTAAAATAATCTGACAAAGAAATGCCAGGCGAGGTAAGATCTTTAGCTCATCTAAATAGTTTGCTGTAATTGCTATCATAATATTTCCTTAGAGTTGTTACAGTTCTATTTTAATACACACAACTTTTGCTTTATCACTTGTTACAAGAACTTTAGAATCTTCTTTAGCTATTTCACAAACGTCTTGTTTGGTATAGCTTCCAATATGATAGTGCTCAAATCCTGCTGTTGATAATTGAACCCAAAGTAATACCCACATCACCACCTACCTTGATATTTTCCAAGAAAATAAAATAAAATAAATAAAATACCACCACTAATAGCAAAGATAAAAGCACCAATAGCAAAGTTAATAGC